CAGCATTAGAGATGTTGCGAATGTTGCGAATTAGGCCGTCCAGGGTTCTAGCGGTATCTTCACTAGCTCTGCCGCCGCTAGGGCTGACTCTCAGCGTGAAGTCTGATTGATCTATTTCGCCTGCGATGCCATCAACGATAGGTGTGCACATGTCGAATGTACCCCTATAATGCCCGGCCATCTTATTCCATGAATCCTGATGCCACATCCCGTCGCGCTTAGTCAGGAAGCACTTAGCCTCCTTTACCTTATCTCGACGGTTGCGCTCACTATCCTGAGCCTCTTCAATAAGGATAAGGACTGCATTGACATCAGAATAATCTCTATCTATTGGCATATTAAAACCTGTTATCGACCTATTGAGTCGAAGTTTAGCTGAACCTTCTTGACCTTGATAATTATACTTGACTTGTCAAATGAAAGCGAAGCGCTGTCGAATAGGTTGGGGGAGGGTATGATTATCCGCTTACCCTTGATCATAATGCCTCGTCTAAACTCCTCTTTAGAGTAAAAACAAATCATATCAGATGGCTTTAACGGTATCTTGCAGCACTCGGCCCTGAATTTTGACATTGTTTTAAGTGAAATGCCCTCACTAGAAAAGCTAATCAATTCATCAGGATCATAGTATTTCATCTTTCCCTTGGCTAACGCAGACACCGCTTCGTGTGTTTTCCTGCACCTTTCTGCAAATGAGACTATATTTTGAGCCTTCTTGTTCTTGAATACATCCTTGTTCTTTTTCTCGCCTTTCATGTTGTAATTATCACTTTCCTCAAATATATCCTCGGGGTCATGAACACCTTCGCTACCTTTATACATGAACGACTCAATCTTGGTTCCTGCAAAGTTGGCCGAAGCCTGATCCCTTAACAGGGCGCCCATCCCGTCACAATCCCACCCAAATACGTCGGCATTGATATCTTTAGCCTTTTTGCATGCTATATCAAAAGCCCTATTAGCATTCTCACCATCCAACTCTTCCATGCCTGTAAACACAACGCCCTGCCGAACACAGAAGCCCTTTGCGTCATTTCCCACGTCTGACGGATCATGTCCGGCGACTACCGCCCCTCTTGGCTCGAAACCCAGTTTAATGTGAGCATCTATGCATGAATCGAACATCTCTTCGCTAATCACTGAATCCTCAATATCATCTTTAAATCCGCCATTCCAAATATGGTTGAATCTGGCTTGACTCATCCTTCCGTCTGAGACCTTCTCAAAGTCTTTAGCTAGCTCCTCACTCAAAGACTCGTCGTGCTCAAACCAAGGGTTATGTTGATATCCAACCTTGATTAAATAGTGATAGTCATCCTCATAATAGCCTTGCCGGTCGTAATCAGCCTGATAAGGAACGATAAATTCCTGACTCATTGCATCGCTTGATGCTCCGGTATTCCACACCCACCAAAGTTCACTGCCTGGTACGCCGCGAAGTGTTGGGCCTAATATATCGATAGCGTCCTGACTGGTATCTCTGGCCTCTTCCATAAGAAAGAACTTGTACATAAACAAGCTCTTCATATCTTCGACATTAACGAGGCCGCCGAACGTTATCTGGCCTCCTGTCTTGTGCCTTATCTCGCTCTGGCTTCTGACAGATCTAAATCCGGCAAATCCAAGAGCCCTTATTCGGCCCTCCATCCCCGCATAAATCGACTCCTTAAGCGATTTCATATGCTCTCGTAGGGCGTATACCTTTGATCCGCACGAATTAACTTCGCCAGCCATCGTGTCCATGGCCATTATTGACTTTGTGGCCCCTCTTCCTCCCCACATGCCTTTGTATTTCTTGTGCTTTAGGATTAAAGGCTCAAGCTTTTCAATAATATGAATGGTTGGCTCTTCTTCCGTTGGAGTCATATTGCCAATGGTCCCCTTCCATCGGCGGATAAAATGCGGGACTAGCTCACCATCGATACGATCAACCCGGTCAACAACACCATAGACTGACTGCTCCAGCATTCCAACGCTAGCCATTATCTGGGGCTCTAGCTCATCCAGCTTTCTAGCTAGACTCCCCATTTAAAACGTCCTCCAGCCTTTCTATTCTGGCCTTTAGTTCAGTATATTCTTCAATCTCAAGCATGGATTTTATAGAGGATATGAACATTGACCCGATATCGGGAGACATAATCCCGTTAGATACTGCTTCAATGACCTGTGCTGCCTGCTCATGGGGTTTAGCAGCGTGGTCGAAGTCAAACTCTATGAGAGGCATTGTGGCCTTTAGGGGCGGCTCTATGCGGTTTAGGACAAGGGTTAGTAGTTGTGGGTTTGGGGGTGTTGCGGGAATCGCTTCGTTATCTTCTGTTTCTGCCAGCCCATCGCAACCTAATGCATGCTCGACAACCTTCTTGAGAAACTCCTGCTCACCTCCCTCACACTGAGCCCTTATGGCATCAAGCATTAGAGTCTTTTTTGCCTTACCCCTTATCTTTAGGGATGGGTCTGGCTGGTTTTCAGAGGTATATTCATATTTTGACATAGTCAGTCTTTTGTCAGTCTTTCACCATTAATTCACTTAATCATACCATATATGAAAAAACCCGCAAAAAGCAGGCTAGATGATGACTTATGGATTACTGCCCTTAGAGCATTTACCTAGCTCTGTTAGTTATATGCCTAAACCTACACCTTTGGCTTGATTACAACTAAGACATGCCACTCTTAGGTTTGTCTGTAGCAATGCTTTCTCTGGATTTTCAGACCGGCACTCTATGTGGTCGACGGTCATAACGACGGGCATTCCGTAGTCGTCTCGGTGATTGCCCGTTATCCCGCAGTCTTCGCAAAAGTTAAACGGGAACCCAAACACCTCGCGCTGTATTCTCAAGCACTCATAGCGGGCTTTCTTCCATGCGTATTTGTTATAAAACTTGGCTCGCTTCTTTTTCTTCCCGGGATTCGCCTTATCCTCTGGCTCTGGTGTAAACTCCTGGACTGCCGCTATGACCAGCAACCCAATACAGAGCAGCAATATCTCCACTACTTTTTGGTGCGTTTCTTGGGCTTGTCTTTGTTGTTCTTGTTGGTATTTGCTCGCTGCCCGCGCCTTGGCTTTGATTTATGTGCCATACATTACCCCTCGTGTGATTTGTCTTTTTTAAGTACCCGGGTATCTGTTACATCTGTATTAATGGCATCAGGATACCACCGGATGGTAATCGGCCCGTTGCCGCCAGTTAATCCGAATGTAAGCTGGTTTGCCTGTGTGTGGAACGTACTATCTACCAGAAAGGTATCAATTGTAGTAGATCCTCCTGTAAGACTCTGGGTGACTGTAGCCGGACCTGTAAAATCACCTGCAATCTCAATGCTGCCGGCCGTGTTAACCATATCTACGGAGGTATTGGAGGCGTCCAGGGTAGCGACTTTAGGTTGAGGTATAACGGTTGTCATAGTGATGCCTATGTATTTATATCGGTGTTAATGTTAGATGCCGCGCCGATGGTTAGCGTATCCCATTCAAATGCTTCTGTAATTGAGCCAAATGAATTTGTAGCCGTTACTGATACCCGGGTCCGGCCGGTGGGCAGTGTTACCGTGCCTGTAACTACATCTAAAGATTCTGACAGGGTTGCCGGGAATCCTGAGTAATCAATAGAGCTAGCCCCGGCAATATGGCCGGTCAAATCTACATTGACAACGTCGCCAAAGATGTTTATTAGGTTGCTGAATGGAGTGGTTAATACTGGGGCTTGGCCCAATAAGACTATAAGCAAACCTTCAGCTATGACCTCACTACCTGCTAAATTCGGGTGAAGGTTGTCGCCACTATCATACAACGGGTTCATCGCCTCAGGGTCGCCCGGATCAGCAAGGGAGGTTGATATTTTATTAACCTTATGCCCCAGCGTATCAGCCCATTCATTATATTGATTTTTTATCGTAATTTGCGGGGCGGTAAACGTAGAGGAAGGCGCTATATCTGTAATTACTGGAGTGGCTGACGAAGCTTCTGTAATACCTATCATGCTGAGCGTGGCTGTCTGCATCTGTACTAGCGTATTACCTTGAGTCAGGTCATTAGCGCCCCCTTGTATGCTTGAAAAGGCTGGAGGTACGGCTAGCGGGTTAAATCCCACCAAGCTCATTGCATCAGAAAAGGTTGTCTCCGCATCTACGAGAGAGCGACCCGCAAGGCTATCCATATACAAGGATACACCTTCATACAGTAGCGCGAACTGTGCAGGGTACTCTGTCGCGTCGTTGCTGAACGAATCACCTGTGCCGACACCGATCATATTCTCAGCCGCAAATAATGCCGATCCGTTAGATTCTGTTATCGCCCATGCGCCTGTGCCTGTTTCTGCGCTCAGAGAATTATCATTAACAAAAGGGAAATAGGTCTGGCATCCTGCATTGATGTATCGAGGCGGCGGAGCTATGAGAGAACTGACTTCGAAGAAGAACGGGTTACTAAACTTACAGCTTACCGCCGTAGACTGATTGCCTGAGCAACCAACACCCATCCTGAATGTACCGCTTGTGCCTGTAGCTTGGAAGATTACAACCTTTCTACCGCTAGTAGTAATTCGCAAGTTAGCCCCTGGCCCTGACATTACATCTTGCGTAGGTACACCTGAGATTACCTCTATATCGGAACCCCAAGCATAGAATTTACCTATCTCCATAACAAGGCCCGTAGGGGCGATAAAGGGGCGAACTATGGCTGCTCCGTCAGAGGAGCAAGTTACTTCTGTTTTATCGGCAGAGAACACAAGCCCTGTAGGATCATTTTTAACCCATGGCCCGGCGTCAAGATCATTTTGGGCAAAGGACAAAAGGTTAACTACGCGGTCTGCACTGTTTCCAACCCTTGCGCCCGTATTGAATCTACAAAAATCTATCTC